TACTGTGTATTTATTATCAGCAACGGGATATTTCTTTTATTGAACTTTTAACAAGATTGTGTCTTGATTGATACGTCCGTTGAGTTTAACTTCTGTGGCTTTGATGTTTTCAAGGAACTTACGCAGATCAATTTTACCTGCGGCCAAGAACTCTTTGATCTGTGCTTCAGGCTTACGCAGAGTCTTGCTTACGCTCTTGTTTTCATCATATCCTGTGATAGTTGTACCTTTAACGCCCAGTACACCGCCCATATCTTCTGCAACATACTTGCCCAGTTTACGTGTTTTAGTATTGTAAACCCACAAGACTTGTGCACCAATAATGTCTACAGGATTGATACTTACCGCTTTGGTTGCAGTATCGTTCTTTAGATACTTGAGTTTGGCTACAAGTTTTTCTTTTGCTGGCGGCTTACGCACTGCGGCTTTCTTAGTTGCTTTTTTAACCTGTCCGTACTGTGCAAAACCATCAAACAAGGCAGTATAAAATGCTTCAATGCGCTTGTAGTCTGCGGCTTTAAGATGTGCGTAGGCATCCTTCAAATCTTCATCTTTAGTTGATTTTGCCTCGTTAAATTCATTACGGCTACGTTCAAACGGAGCAAGGATACGTGCCAAGGTAGCAGGTGCTACGTTTTTACTAAACAGGTAATCGTAGGCTTTAGGATCCACTGCCTTGCCCTCAAACAGTTGATCTTCTAATTCTAAAAAGTGCAGTTGGTGCTTGTCTGCTATTGCATTCATACGATCTTGTATTGTAGGCACCTTTACGTCTGTTTTAGACGCCTTTGCGTCTGCTTTTGCTGGTGCGTCATCGTCTTCTGCAAGTTCTTCTTGCAGTTTAATAACCTTTTCTACTGTAGCTAACAAATACTCTACGTGCTTGTCACGCAAGGGCATGCCTTTAGTGTGTGCTCGCACAATAGCGCAGGCTGTGAAAGGAGTTAGGCTGTCTTTGGTCTTAGCATAGTAATCAACAGTGGCTTTGTCTAACTTGTGATACTGACTATCTTTTCCAGTATGTTCACGCAACCATGCTACAAAGTATTTCTTAAAGTCTTTTACACCATAGTAATAGTTGTAATAGCGCAGCGCCTTGCGTAAGTGATGATCAAACTCTTCATCTGTAAACTGTAGGGCACGTTCTGTGTCCCAGATAGGTTCTGTGCCTGTGTATTTTTCATCCACAAACATAGGGTCACGCTGTGCTTTTTTAGGTGCTTTACCTTCAACTTTAATTTTAGCCATAATTTTCCTTTGTTTATCCTGCTAGTAATACTGCAAAAGTTAGCATACGTTCGTAGTTTGCTATCTCTTCATTAATCTTGTCAACCATTTGTTTATGATTTGATGTTTGACGCCCTAGTCTACGGCAGTTTATTTCTTCTTTACTTAGCTCACTTACCATAAGTCCGATGTTTCTACTTACCTTTAGCATTTCACCGCTGTATTTTTTCATACGGCGAACTGGTGCTTCTAACTGTGTCTGCACCCCGGGCCAATCTATGCTTGTCTGTATTTGATTGCTCATTTTCAGTAGTATAACATCATTTGTGCTAGATGTCAATCAGCTAAATACTATGATAAAATAGGATATTGTAATGCCTCGTTTAAGTCTTTGGCGTCCAAATAAGGGCAACGACTACAAATTTTTCGATCGTCGAATGAGTGAAATGTTTACAGTAGGTGGTACTGATGTAAACATACACAAGTATCTTGGCCCTATAGATCAACAGTTTAAAAGCAATACTGAGCCTGGTACTACCGGTATTACCAGTATCCAAGATCTATTGTTTTTAGAAAATCGCGACCGTAAGTATGACGCCGACGTGTATGTATTACGTAGTATATACCGCTTGAATGACAACGACTTTGACCTAAGTCAATTTGGGTTATTCCTAACTGGTGATACTATGTTTATGGTGTTCCACTTGAACGATATGATGGACACCTTAGGTCGTAAGATCATGATAGGTGACGTAATGGAATTACCTCATCTTAAAGATTACTATCCTTTAGACGAAGGTCTACCTGTAGCATTAAAAAGATATTATGTAGTAACTGATGCTACACGTGCCGCAGAAGGATTTGCACCCACCTGGTATCCACACTTATGGCGTGTTAAAGTACAACCTCTAGTAGATAGTCAAGAATACAAAGACATTCTTAAAACTATACAAGTTGATACTAACGGGGACGGTGTTGAAGATACTGCTATAGGCGATTTGTTTAGCACGTACGATAAATTATTAGAAATCAATGATGCTATTGTTGCTCGCGCAGAGGACGAAGTTCCTGCTAGCGGATACGATACTAGTTTCATTTACCACGCACCTGTGTACGACAATACTGGGTATCCAGGTGATCCGGGCAATATTGATGCTAGCGATGCCACACAAACAGATGCAAGCGATGCCGACGGCACTCCTGACGCTAGTGCTGCTACAACAACCAGCTCAGGTAAAGTACAAGGTTACTTAACCGGCGACGGTCAACTTCCTAACGGTGGCGCTGTTGCCGCTGGTATTGTTTTCCCAAGCGATCCACAAGTTGGTGACTACTATCTACGCTTAGATTATGTTCCTAATAGATTGTTCCGTTACGATGGACGTCGATGGGTAAAAATTGAAGATAATGTCAGAACTAATCTTACCCCCGGTAGCAACAACAAAACTCAACGTAGTTCTTTTGTTAACAACTCAGACGCTAACTACAGTGATGCATTGGCATGGGACGCTATTAGAGTTGCTAGTCCGTATGTACCGTTGGCTAATGCCCACACAGCATCATTTACCTTGAGTTCTAAACAGGTAATTACAAAAACACTTTACAACAGTCGATACGGTATTAGGACTAAACTCAATAATACCATCATTACTAACACTATAGCTAATACCAGTGGTAATTTATCATTCACTGTAAGTAATACATTAAACACCAATGACGTTCTTGAATATACAGTTTACGCTAACGTAACATATCAACGTCAGAGTCTTAGTGATGTTCTAAGACCTTTAGCGGATAATTAATCATGGCTGCATTACAACAATATTTTTATGATGCACAAATTGAACGCTTCTTAGTTCAATTTATTCGCATGATCTCAGGGTTCCAAGTTGAGTTTGGCCAAGATCGCAGCGGCAATACTACTCTACAACGTGTACCTGTGTACTACGGAGATGGTAGCAAACAGGTCATGCAGATTATTCAGAATAACAGCGAAAATAGTTTACCAACTACTCCTGCTATGACTGTGTACATTAACGGTTTAACTTACGACCGTGAGCGTGTTCAAGAACCAAACTTTGTGGGCAAGATGAGTATACGTCAACGCACCTACAACGATATAACTCAAGAATACGAATCAACTCAAGGCAATGCGTTTACTATTGAAAGACTTATGCCTGTTCCCTATATGTTAGAGTTAAAAGTTGACATATGGACCAGTAACACTAAACAAAAATTACAATTATTAGAACAATTACAGGTTTTATTCAACCCTGCATTAGAAATACAAAGCACAGACAATTACATAGACTGGACTAGTTTAAGTGTGGTTTATCTTGACAGTATCAATTGGACTAGCCGCGTAGTTCCAGTGGGCACCGAAAATCCTATAGATGTAGCTACCTTAGGATTCAAACTTCCAATTTGGATCAGTCCTCCTGCAAAAGTTAAAAAACTCGGTGTTATTCAAAAAATTATTGCTAGTATACATGATGCCAACGGAGATCTAAGCGAGGCTGTGTATAATGATACCAATTTAATGGGCGCACGACAATACTTTACTCCAATGAACTATGGCGTGCTGTTAGTAGGCAACACTTTAACTTTACTTAAAATAAATGAGATTGGTGATCCTAGAGATCCTACATTAGAGACACAATCAAAAATAGGCACTAAAGACATATGGCGCAATTTAATAAACGTCTATGGTGGTGACTTAGCCAATGGTATCAGCCAAGTTAGATTATCCAATGACGGTTTAACCGAAATTGTAGGAACTGTAAGCTATCATCCAACCGACGAAAGTTTGTTAATTTTTAATCCTGATGTAGACACTTATCCAACAAACACGCTAGATAATATCGATGCTATTATTGACCCAAGAAAAGACACTGCGGTGTCTCTAGCACAGTCTGCAGTCGCAGGAACAAGATTTTTAATTTTAAATAGTATCGGAAGTTGGAACACTGCTCCTGGAACAGGCCCTGTTGCTTGGCGAGGCACTAACGGGCAAGACTTAGTAGCCAACGCTAACGACATCATTGAATATAACGGAACTAACTGGGTAGTCTCATTTGACAGTCAGCAGACAGATAGTGTACAATATGTAAGTAACCTAAATACAGGTACTCAATACAAATGGGATGGCAATCAATGGGTGAAAAGCTGGGAAGGCGAATACAAAAACGGAGAGTGGACCCTGGTCCTTTAGAGGGCGCAGGCACTTTTGTTTATTGTACCTCAACTAATCGTTACTTGTTTTTATTGCGTAATACAAAGAAACATGCAGGCACTTGGGGGCTTGCTGGTGGTGGCATCGAGCCTGGCGAACAACTTTTAGATAGTTTATACAGAGAACTGTCAGAAGAACTAGGATACGATTTTAGCTACAACAAAGTTATACCTATCGAAAAATTCACTAGTAACAACAATAACTTTTCCTATCATACTTTTTTAATTCCCGTTGATGAAGAGTTTGTTCCCTATCTTAACCACGAACACCGAGGGTACTGCTGGGTGTCTCTTGAAGATCATCCTAAGCCGTTACATCCAGGGGTATGGCGAACTATTAACTTTAAAGAAGTAGTTGGTAAGATTAAAACTTTAGAAGCTGTTTTATAAGTCTACTGCTCTTACAAAAGTATTCAAATCTATAGTTGAAAAGTTAGGACAATACTGTAAAGGTTCTGGCACTGGGTCTCGACCTTTTAATGTCACCCTAATAAATTCTGTGTCATTGTATGTATTAAACAACATCGCACGATCATTAATCCATCGATACTCTGGTACTTGTGCAGATACTTGTTGATAGCAGTTAGTACCTGCGTAAACATTGTAATTATATCCTGGAGTGTCTTGACCGTCAAATCCAATCATATAAACTTTTTTGTGACCATCAAACGCCGCAATATATGCCGCAGTAGTACCTGCATCAGTGTACGGGTTGTGTGGTATTAAATAAAATTTATTTGGGTGTTCTAACAAGTGAACTGAACTTGTATAAACGATATGGTCTGTGCAATAGTTAGATCTAGCGATTTCTTCAACTATCTCGTTTCCTACCGCTACTAAAAAATCTGGCGCGAAATCTCTGTAAAGAGCGTTGCATCCATAAGTTTGTAGTTTTCTTGAGCCTAGTAGACCACCGCGGTGTTTTTGTAATAGATTCAAATTGAATAAATTTAATCTGCTAGGTCCGTTTCCTATTACCACTGCCTGATTAGATATTTGACTATTAACCACAGCGTTTGGCACGTTTTCTGTTGTGTCGTGCCAAACCCCATTATTATAGTTACGTTCAACTACAATGTCCTCACCTCGATAAAATCGTCTATATAACTTATTGAGTTTTAGCATGTTTACCCTTAAACTATGTAAGTTGTAGCTACTTTTACGTTGCTGTTAGACAACGAAGTGCTAGTATAATACAATCTAACATTACCACTGACAATATTGGCACTTAAGGTTCCTAATTGTCCGTTAGTATCAACCACACCGTAGGTTGTAACGTATGCGTTTGCTCCGTCATTGGTTACTAACGCTTCCATTAACTGAACATTTCCAGCACCTTGGCGCACTTGTACAAGATATTTTGCACTAGTGTAACTAGCAACACTAAAGCTATCAATTACAGTTGCAGTGCTAGCTGATGATACTGTAGTATTACCTGCTTCAAATGCTATCTTAGTATCGTTTTTATAAGTCCATACACCTGATGTAGATGCTGTAACTCTTAACACTTTGCTAGAAGATCCGCTGTATATCTGGGCACCGCCTGCATTTGTAGGGGAGAAAGAATTATAACCGTTAGGGCTGTTAATTTCTTCACCAGGAGTTGCTGTGGTACTTAAAATACGTGTGTCAATTATGTCACCAGCTGCTGGATTTTCTGTAAATACCAGCACGTTACCTGTTACGCTGTAAGATATTGTAGGTATTTGTACAATACCGTTAATACTTACAATAGTTCCGCTAGTGGTTGCATTACTGCTTAGTACGTAGGTATTAGCCAACCCGTTAGCTGTGAACTGTTCACTGGTTATAATTGTAAATGTAGTGTCTGATCCTGCACTTTGCCACTGACTACCTGTGTAGTATTCCAATGAGCTAGTTGATGTGTTGAAACGTATCATACCTTGTACGTCAACGTTACCACTTGCTCCAGGACGATTAGCTGTTGAACCTACAGGAATCAATAATGAGTCTGTGCTATTAACTTTTAGTGTTGCGCCTGGTTGTACTGTAGTGTTACCACCGCCAATAATAACTGCGCCATAATTACTGTCTGCGTGTATTAACGAAGAAGTATAAACACCTTTAACTGTAAAGTTTTCAGATGACTGACTATTGTTTATTATAGCACCGTTGGCTACGTAAATATTAGCACCTAATCCAACACCGCCTGTTACAACTAAAGCACCAGTAGAAGTACTAGTTGCTGCTGTATTTGAAACTACAGCTAAGTTTTTAGAACTTGCTCTAATTTCAGCTACTAAATCATTTGTTGTTTGACCACCTGCTGTAATCAGTATGTTTTTATTAGCTGTTCTAGCACTGATTACGAGATTACCGTTATGGGCAAAACTATATGAATCATACGGTGAAACAATAGTACCGTCTGTAAGAGCCGCACCTGCAGTACCTGTAACATGGAATGATGCATTATCATTTGAGAATGTTACTAAGTTTGTAGAACTTAGTGTACCACCGTTACTATTTTGTACGCCTAAATACCCTGCTCCGTTAATATTTGCGCCAAAGTACGCAAATAAGTTTGGTTGCGCTGCTATTATACTTGGGTTTAAATCTAATCCTTGAGTTATGTATTGTCCGCTTGCAACATTTAAGTTACCGCCGATACCTACACCACCAGTGACTTGTAATGCACCGCTGTTATATGATGTTGATTCTAATGCTTGAGGTAATTGTATATAGTTACCTTCAATAATTTTTAGCGCAACGTTTGCTTCATATACTCCGATACCTATCTTAATAGATCTATTAGTGCGTGAACCAACCTGACCAATAACTAGGTTACCGCCAGTATTAAGAATAATACCGTCATTGGCAAGAACTGCTCCTTGGCCTCCAGTCTCTGGATTTACCCAACCAGAACTAGTAACACCAAATGTTAAGAAGTTACTCGTAGCTGTAGCATTGTCTGCAACACACACCACTTCTGTTGCCGCTGCAGCTCCGTTGCTGATATTTTTAAAGAATCCTAAAGATTGGCCATTAACATTAGAAATTACATTCAACGGACGTAAAGCACTTGAGTTAGCAGTAGCTAGGTCCATACCAAGCTGTATTCTACCACCGCTGCGAACGTTAATATTACCATCTATACCAATGCCACCATTGGATATAATAGTACCTGTGCTGTAACTAGTTGATGCAACACCAGCGTTAGCATACAGTATACCTGATGCGGCCAATCTAGTGAAGTCGCCTGCTGCCGGAGTTGTGTTACCTATTACTGTGCTGTTGATGCTGGCCGCGCTTACTGCACCAAGTGTTGTGGTGCTTTGAGAAGTAAGGCTAGTAAATGTAGCAGCCGCAGGAGTTACGTTACCGATCACAGTTCCATTAATACTTGCGGCAGTTAGTGCACCAACATTAGCGGTGCTGGTGGTTGTTAATGTTGTGAATCTACCTGTACCTGCAGTAGAAGCACCAATGTTAACGTTGTCAATGCTACCAACTGTAGTAGGATTAACTGTTAATCCCCCTGCAGGTTGAACTACCACAGTACCTGTGCCAGTAGGACTTAAGGTCACTGTAGCATTTGCACTAGACGCAGTTAAATCTTTTTCAACTATAATATTACCACGTATTCTAGTAGTAGCACTGTCTATTAAGGTCTGGCCATCTAAATTCTTACCGATAGTAATATTTGCAGCGTTAGTAAATGCGTTAATAGCACCAGATGGTGTAGTTAACAAGTTAACATTGTTTGATGCACTGTCAATGGTGGTAGCATTTGGCAACCAAATATTTGCGTTACGTAGGCTTGCTGTTCCGCTAGTAGCACCAAGTGTTAATGATGTAGCCGCTCCAGCAAAATTTACTGAAGTAGCTGTGCTATTTAATAGATTAAATGTTGTTTGGGTAGTAGTTAAGTCGCCACCGTTAACTGCTAAGTCGCCTGTTAGTGTAGTATCACCTGAAATATTTAATCCAACAGCGTTTAGATTTCCGCCAGCATTTAAGTTACCACCAATACCTACACCGCCTGTTACTACTAATGCACCATCACCAGTGGTAGTTGACGCTGTGTTGTTAGTAACCTGTGTTACACCACTTGCAGTCAGTGTAGTAAACGCACCTGTGCTTGCAGTTGCATTACCAATTGGTGTATTGTTAATTGCAGTAGCAGTGGTCAGACTTAATTGTGTAGTACCGCTAGTGTTTAAAGTTGTAAACGCACCAGTGTTTGGTGTTGCATTACCAATTGGTGTATTGTTAATTGCAGTAGCACTAGTTAGACTTAGACTTGTTGTTCCTTGTGTAGTCAAACTTGTAAATGTAGCCGCGGCAGGTGCTACGTTACCTATTACTGTATCGTTTATGCTAGCCGCTGTTAACGCACCAACGTTAGCTGTGCTAGTGGTTGTCAATGTTGTAAACGCACCTGTGTTTGGAGTTGCGTTACCAATTGGTGTATTGTTAATTGCAGTAGCACTAGTTAGACTTAGACTTGTTGTTCCCTGAGTAGTCAAACTTGTAAATGTGGCTGCTGCTGGATTGGTATTACCAATTACTGTACTGTTAATGTCTCTAGCATTTAAACTTAAATCTACGTCTAAATTATTACGTATTTGAGTTGTTCCGCTAGTAGCACCAACTGTTAGTTGAGTTGCGGCACCAGCTAAGTTTACTGTGGTTGCAGTTGTGTTTACTAGATCAACAGTTGTTTGATCTGTTACAATACCTGCAGATGTTTTAACTTCTAGGTTACCAACAACTAGTGTGTCGTATATTGCACTAGTTAAATCTACACCGCCATCTGGTTCTGTAGTAACATTACTAAAGAAATACCATTTACTGTCATTATCGTTACGTATCAACCCTGTATGTTGATATACGTTTCCTGGCCCACCTGTAAAGTGGCTAAAGAAACCAATGTCATAATTGTATGGATATGTGGTATTAGCTGTTAGATATAGCAACGGATCGTTAACACTTATTACACTATAGGTTAGTGCGTTAACATTGTTTACATACAAATTACCGCCGATGTAAACATCTTTATTAATACCAACACCGCCATCTACTACTAATGCACCTGTGGTAAATGATGTTGCATTTAATGTTGATTTAATATTAGCACGATCACCAACATTTAAGCTCTTGATAATACCAACACCACCATCTACTAATAGTGCACCTGTGGTGCTTGATGTGCTGTCTACAGTAGATTTAACGTTAACACCGCCGCCCGCATTGATATCTCCAGTTGCACCAATTCCTCCTGCTACAACTAAAGCACCAGTTGTTGAACTTGTGCTGGCTATGCCTGCATTAGCGTAAACAATTCCTGTGGTTTGTAGTGTACCGCTAGCACTCAATGATGTTAAGTTACCTACGCTGGTTACATTTGGTTGCGCAGCGGTTAATAGTGTACCACTTAGACCGCTGTTACCATAAACAATACCAGTTGTTTCAATAGTACCACTAGCACTTAGGCTAGTTAGATTACCTACGCTAGTTACATTTGGCTGTGCGGCTGTTAACAATGTACCGCTTACACCACTGTTACCATAAACAATACCAGTTGTTTCAATAGTACCACTAGCACTTAACGATGTTAGGTTACCCAATGATGTTACATTAGGCTGACTAGCAGTTATTAGAGTACCGTTGATGTTAGCAGCAGTTATATTGCTTGCATTAATATCAGTTGCAATGACTTTTACTGCATGAACATTTCCTTTTACACCTATTCCGCCACTTACTTGTAGTGCACCGCTGGTTACGTTAGCACTGTCTGTAGTGTCTTGAATCAATACTCGACCACCTGCGGCTAATGTAACATTGTAGCCACCTACGTATAAAGGTGCAGCTACGCTTACATTACCACCGCTGGCAGTACCTACGCTAAATATGTTGTTGTATAACGATAAAGAGTTATTAGTAGCAGTTAATATTGACGTTGCATCTACGTTAGCAGTGATTAAGCCTGGGGTAACTCCATCATCTGTAATAGTAACATCGGTGTCATCTAATTGAATGTTGTTAACTGCGCTAGATAGCTGAGTATTTAAATAGTCTAGCGTTACAGCGTCTTGTGCTTCTAACGGATTAGAAATATTACTAATTCTAGAACTTGCCGCATCAATCACACCAGAGCCATTTGGACTTAATACTAAGTTTGCATTGGTGTTAGTTGTGCTGATTATATTATTACTACCATCAATTTTAAGATTGTTTACTGTAAGATGTTTTTCGCTATAGTTAAAATTAAATGTAGCATCGTAAACAAGCCCGCCTGCGCTGACGAACGGAACAGCAGTATCAACTGAACTAGTGTCGTAGATTGCAGAGAATCTACCCGATGCAGCAACAACATTACCAATCACAGTACCATTGATACTTGCCGCGGTTAATGCGCCAACATTAGCTGTGCTGGTAGTGGTTAGTGTTGTAAATGCACCTGTGTTTGGAGTTGCGTTACCAATTGGTGTATTGTTAATAGCTGTAGCAGTAGTCAAACTTAATTGAGTAGTACCACTTGAATTCAATGTTGTAAATGCACCTGTGCTAGGTGTTGCATTACCAATTGGTGTATTGTTAATTGCTGTTGCAGTAGTAGGGCCTAACTGTGTAGTGCTCTGTGATGTTAGTGCAGTAAATGTAGCTGCAGCCGGAGTTACGTTACCAATTACAGTTGATTGTAAATCACGTGCATTTAGGCTTAGATCTACATCTAAATTATTACGTATTTGAGTCGTACCGCTAGCAGCACCTACAGTAAGTGTTGTTGCAGCGCCAGCAAAGTTTACAGTAGTAGCAGTTGTGTTGTATAAGTTTTGTGTTGTTTCTGTACCAACTACAGTTGGGTTACTGATAGTTAATGTGCCAGTGTTAGCACCAAAGTTTAATGTTGTGGCCGCACCAAATGCGTTTACTGTTGTAGCCACTGTGTTGTATAAATTCTGTGTAGATTGTGAGCCTACTAAGGTTGCAGCATTTAATGTTGTTGTGCCATTACCACCTAAGCTCAATGCTGATGCAAACGTAAATGCGTTAACAGTTGAAGCATTCTGCACAAACAAATTAACTGTAGATTGTGCGCCATCAATGGAAGTAGCATTAGGCATCCAGATATTAGCGTTACGTAGGTTTGCGGTTCCTGATGTAGCACCAAGTGTTAATGATGTAGCAGCACCACCAATGTTTAAGGTAGTGGCTGTGCCGTTAGCTAAATTAAATGTTGTAGCAGTAGTAGTTAAGTCGCCACCGTTGACAGCTAGATCACCTGCGGCAGTGATGTTGCCAACTGATATGTCACCAGACATGCTCACTGAGCCAATGTTAGCAACACCTGTGATTGTTATGTTGCCAATCTTAACATTAGCATAACCAGAATTATTAATAGCACCATATCCTGTGCCGTTGTCTGTTGTAAAGCCAAAATCAAATTGATTTTCTGATTCGTTCCAAATCAGTGCTGCTGTGTCTTGATTACCACGATTAAACAATAGACCAATATCATATGTATTAGTTCCGCTAAACGCATTGTTTAATACAATTAACGGGTCGTTAACATAGGTATTAGTAGACGCTACTGTTAGATATGTACTGGAACCTTGTACTGTTAAGTTACCTGTAATGGTAACGTCTGAGGTCATTGTTAGGTTGCTGTTAAATAAGCTACCCACAATCGAACCCGGAACAATCTTGGTATTCGCAAGGATTGTTGAGTCCGTAATCTGATTATTCTTAATTCTGGTTAATACTGACATTTATGGTAAACTCCGCAATAGTTTATTATTTTAACTGTTTATTGCCTGCGGTTCCATATATCCCCAAGAGGCGTGGGTACAGTTGATTACTTGTATTTATGCGAGTTCTAAGATTTTAGATTAGCTGGTCTAAGGTTTGTTTTCTAACAAGCCTATTTCTTTTTTCCAAGCAGGCATTAGAAATTGATACGAATTACCGTTAGCTAACTGTAGTTTAATATTATCTACATGTGCCATGATTTCTGGGAACTTTGGGTGGTATCGCATGGTGGCAAAATGTTCAGGCGGTATGGTACCAGAACATAACAAGTGATTTTCTGCTCTGAATTCTAATTCTAACTGCCATTCTAATTCTTGATTGTTTTGATAATCATCAGGTGTGGGTTCAAAGCCTATGATAGTTTCTAATTTAGCCTTGCACTCTTTTAAAAATTCTAGTTCTTTCCGTGCCTGGGCACAACGGTTCTTAGCGTAAGGATCTACGACATTTTCTTCATTGATTGTGGTGTCAGCTGTGTCTATGCCTAACACTGCTAGGTGTCTATCTTCTATAGCTTCACAACATTTGCGATGTGCTTCTATCGCCGTATGACAAGCACCAAAAATGAAATGTGTATATTGAAAGTTACTGTTGCGCCAGTGCATGTTGAACTCCTTAGTTTATTGAATATATCCTGGGTTAGCTGACAATGAAGACCCGTTAGCCTTAGAAATTGGCAAGTTAGTGGTCAATGCCCATGCCTCAGTTGAAAACGTATATCTGTCTACACTGTTACGCAGTGTGCCACCAGAAGTTGTGGTCTGTGTTACCCCGCCGCATATTAGTCCTTTTGTTGAATTATGTACGCCAGCAAAAAATGTTTTTGCGGCGCTTAGATAATTATTGTTGGCTGCTAACACTCTTGAAGAATATGTAAATTTATTAGTTGTTCTAATATGGTTTCCTGGCCCAATACCATTGGTTGCGTGAACACTTAATCCAAACGTAGTGCCAGAAAGTCCTGTGCCTCCCCATATACCTGGACTTGATGAGTATCCCCCACCGGTTACTGTTGTATCACTGGCATAGTCTAAAATATAAACTCTATCTGAAGTTCCATTACCACTGTTATAACCATCAATAAAGAATCCAAAAGAATTATTGCCCATCTGAGACCCAGAACCCCATGCTTTAGTAATTGGTATAGCAGTTAGACTTGTAATAGCACATGTATCAGTTGAATATGTGTACTTTCGCATGAGCGTTTGTGTGCCAACACCTGTAAGTATACCGCCAGATAAAAAATAACCTACTGTTCTTGTACCTATACAACCTTGGTAAGCACCAATATAGTTACCTTGTTTTTGAAATGTTCCTCCGTTAGAGTATGTATCAGAGGAGAATGTTAATTTTCTTACTAACTCGGATAATAGTCTAGCGTTACCAAATGGGATTATGCCCACTTCTCTATTAGACACCCCTCCTGTTGGTTGATAACCTTCACGAATAGCATCACCAGCAGGTCCAGATATAGCAGTGATAGATGACCAAGTTTCAGTGTCCATGTTAACTTTTATTGAGTCAGTGGTCCAGTTTGGAACTCCTTGTGCGTTATAAGAAGTGAAACCAGATAGATAATATCCCACATTAAATGCTGATGACTTACCCCGAAAGTCAGCAGCTAGTCGTATAGGGCCGCTAGCCACACCCGCCAAGGCACGTACCGCTGTGTTGCCTAAATTAATTGCAGATGTAGCAGTACGCCCTAATTCAAGATTAATGTCACTTAACCTAATATTACCGCTAGTTGCTAATGGCATTATGGAGTTCCAAATCCTGCAACGTCACCAGTAACAGTTAAGTTACCGTCAGTGGCTAAACTCATTCTAACCGCACCGTTGTAGGCAAAAAATAGTTTCGTACCTGCTTCGTAGATTTGCCACCCTGTAAATTTTACGTTTGCTGATGTTGTGACATTGCCTGTAAATGATGCGCCTGACAAATCTGCTTTGCCAGCAATTAATCCTGCTTGAACTGCGGCATTACTGGTTAATGTTGCTATACTACCAGACTGCGCACCAGCGTTGGCAAATAGTGTGGCTATGTCGCCTGCTTGTACAGCGGCATTACTTGTAAGATCAGCAATTAATCCTGCCTGTACTGCGGCATTACTAGTCAATGTTGCTATACTACCTGCTTGAGCACCGGCGTTGGCAAACAGTGTGGCTATGTCGCCTGCTTGTACTGCGGCATTACTAGTCAATGTTGCTATACTACCCGCTTGAGATGCTGCGTTGGCAAATAAGGTGGCTATGTCGCCTGCTTGTGCTCCTGCATTGGCTTGCCAGTTGGAATTTACAGTTGATATCTGTCCGTCGACATAACCTTTCATTGCTGTGTTAGCAGTAACAATGTTGCCTTCAGCTGACGCTATCTGTCCCGCTTGAGTTGCTGCGTTGCTAGTCAGTGTTGCTATTGATCCTGCTTGTGCTCCTGCATTAGCAGTTAATGTAGCCAATGACCCACTTACTGCACCTAAGTTAGCATAGATAGTTCCGATGTCACCTGCTTGTGCAGCGGCGTTACTGGTTAGTGTTGCTATACTACCTGCTTGAGATGCTGCGTTGGCATATAAGTCGCTTAGAATACTAACACCATTGGCATAGGTAAAGTTAGTGGCGATTATATTACCTGTATTAATATTACCAGCTACTCCAACTCCACCTCTGATAATCAAAGCACCTGTTGTAGTACTTGTACTTGGTGTAGTAATATTAACTGTCACATTAGCGCCGTTACCTGCAATAGTAACACGATTTACACCGTAGGTTCTCAATGAATACGGATATGCGTTAGAAAAACTTGAAAACTCTGATCCTGAATATGCTTCTTGTCCAAAATTACTATCAACACCAGCTGTGTATGTTGCCTCGGTTAGATCGGCTTTGGCCATGTAATTTGATTGATAATATGAACTGCCAATTCTCATTATAGTGCCAGCAGTTCCAGGACCAAACACATCTAATCTATATAGAGGATTTATATTGAATCCAACAGCTCCACCGTATATGTCTTGGATTACTTTTAAATTACCAATGTTACCTGCGGCCGCTGTAATATTACCTGAGACCGTAAGATTACTCAGTGTACCCACTTGGGTAACATTACTTTGTATGTTATGTAATACGTCTGGGGTTACTTGGGTTAACGGCATTATTTTTCTCTGTTATAGTGTATTTACTTTTTCTTTTTTGATTTTTCTAATTGTAAAACAGGTAATTCATGCTCAACTAACTTTTTAGATTTTGATTTTGATTCTAAGAACAATGCCGAATGTGTTGAGTAAGCGGGTAACAAAGGTGTGTCTATTACTTCGTTCATCTTATCAGTTAGCAAACCTTGTTGAATACAAAGGTCCAATGCTCCTCTGTTTTTCATTAATCGAAGTGTTAATTCTTCATCTAAAACACCACGAGTCATAATTTGAGCTTGTGCTCTGCGGACTAATCTAACTTCCATTTCATGGAAAAAATTAATCTCGTACATTTCATCATCTGTTTTACCAGGAATTCTTGTTTTTTCAGCCTCAGCTGTCAAGAAAGATTCAAATGCTTCTAAGAATTTAATTTCATTAGCACAATCCTGAAGTAAGGAATCATTAAAATCTTTTTCAATCAACCATTTACGATATTCAAAACTTTCTTTATCATTTTCAAATTTCTTTTCAGCTTGTTCTTTGTTTAAAAGACCAATAGCATGTGCTCTGCGTCTATCATCTAGCATACTTCGGATAACTCTCAGTTTTTCCCAAACTGTTTCACCATCCACGTCATACATATAATTTACATTATGATTCACTCTAGCCATAATTTTCCTTTAAATTTATATTCCCGCACCTGCTGTTTGACTTCTAGCTGTTCCAACTGTTGTTTCTGCACTGACAAATGTTCCACAGGCGTTAATTCTAGTAACTGTTGCATTTGGTGTAGCACATGGAGGGGACGT